GGTGATTTGCATGGTATCGAGAGAAGATATAATTAGAATGACGCAAATTGAAAAGGCTAAGAAGCCTAAGCGTCAAGCAAAAAAGACAACTACGAAGGCTAAGGAGGAGAAAAAAACAACTCCAAAAGCCGAGTAATTATAAATTCCACCAACACCGTTTGTTTGTTTGTTGGTTTTGAAGGTGGATGAAATGACTGAAAAGAAAGTAATAAGTGATAAGAGTGCTTTATTTGCACTACAAGAGCCTACGCTACATTATATTAAGGTAGCACCCGAAAGCGAAGAATATCTAAAGGTGTGGGTAAAAGAACCCACATGGTTAGAAACTGAAAAAGCGTTAAATTCTGTTATGAAAATTGACGCTAGAACTCAGAATTTAGATATAGATTTAAACGCCATGTATCGTTATATGATGGATAATTTTATATCTAAAACTGAACCATCCCTCTCAAGTATTGATATGCTAAAACTAAGCCCGTATGTTGGCAATCAAATTAAAGAAATACTACCAAACCCTATGTCATTAATGCAGGAGGATGACGAAAAAAAGGAATGATTAGGAAGGCATTAAAAGGTAAGCCTTCCGATGTGCAGACTATTAGTTTAATAATGGTCTATACTCTATCTTCTGCATTAAGCATAAGCCCCTTAGAGGTATATAAAATGCCAGTTAGTTTAGTAAAAGATTTATTAACTGTTCATGGTGTAATTGAAACAATAAAGGGCGAAGAACTGGAAAAAGCAAGAAATAGACGGTGAAGTTAATGAGTGACCTCGAAAAGACAGAAAGAGAAATCGAAAGTCTTGGGGATTCGTTAGCAAGTTTAGAAAAGGTTTCCTTTCGTTCCGGTATTGAATTTAAAGGTTTATTCAAAGAAATAACTGATGCCGCTAATTCAATTAATAAAGCCGGCAAAAAATGGACTATTTTTAGTAGGCTAGTTTCCGGTACTCCTTTGTGGAAAGTCCAAAATTATCTAAGAGGTGCATTAGGTGTTTTGTCCGAGTTCGCAGAAGCGTCTAAAGAAAATACTAAAGCAAGGAATGAACAGAATGATGCTATTGTTAAGAATATAAAGAAGTACAATACTCTTAATGCCGCAATGAAAGACACAATGGCGGCATATCAAAACTACCAAAGAGGTATAGAAACTGAAGCAGAAAGCAACCTTTTGAAAGAACAAATACAAGATACTGCGGCATTTCAAATAGCACTCAAAGCAACAGGAGACGAAGCCTATGCTATGGCTAAAGCCTACAATAGTGTTTCGGAAAAACATAAACAAATGCGAAAGGAAGAAGAAGAAGTCATAAAAATGGCAAAACAGGCTCATGCTTTTGATGAAGATAGATTAGTATTAGCAGAAAAACAGGCTAGAAAACGAGCAAAAATGCAAGGCATGGATAAGAAACAAACTAAGCGTGAAGTAAAGTTTGCTATCGGGGATGAAAAACAAAAGATGTCCAAAGAACAAGAAGGCATTTCTAAAGACAGCAAGAAAGAAGGCTTTGAAAGTTTAAAGAAAAGTTTCTTTGACCCTAAACAATTTAAGGCTCTTGCTTTACCAATTGCTCCTTTAATTGGTATGTTTAGATTAGCAAAGAATAGAAAGAAGTATCAACAGAAAATATTGAATTTTAATAAGATGATGCAAAAGTCAATATTACCTAATTTACAAAGGATGATATTATTTGTTATATTTGGTGCTATAGCCTTCTTAATCTTCTTAAAAGCCGCATATGAAATATTCAAAGTATTAGAAGAAATGGGGTTGATAGCCGACATAAAAGACTTTGTTATAGGAGTATTTGGAGTAGTGATGGATTTATTTAAAATAGCATTTGCGTTCATTAGTGGAGACTATGAAAAAGCATTTGCGTTAATACCACCTATGTTAGAGAAGGTAAAGAACTTATTAATAGACGGAGGAATATTGCTAGTCGAATTGGCATGGACTACATTAACAGCAGGATTTGGATTAATAATAGATTTCTTCAATGAAATGTTTACTAATCCTACTTTCGCCGCCGCAGTAATAGAATATGCAGTTCAAGCAGGTATGTTGGTAGCGGGAGTTTGGATGGCAAAGACATTAATTGCTATGGCACTACAATTGCTTGCTACTTATGCACTACCACTAGCAGTATTTGTTTTAGTGGCGGCTTTCTTAGTAGCCCTATATACTCAATACAAAGAAGAAATAAACGACCTGTTACTTAAGATAATTAGAGAACCTGTTGAGTTCGTTGCTAAATTACTTAATTATATGACTAATGGTGATTTCTTTAGTGACATATTAAGTACACTAAAGGACTTTGCTAAAGGTTTTGTTTTCAAAGTAAGTCTAGTCAAAGGTGTCAAAAAATTCCTTGGTAAAGTGAAAGATAACTTTACTAAAACGGTTGAGAAAGGTAGAGAGGTGGCTAAAACTGTAAGTGGCTATAATAGTTTAAGTGACGAACAAAAGAAGAAATTGGATAGTTCTATTAAAGGTGCTTTCGCAAACGGAGGTATAGTTTCTGCCTCCGGTCTACAATTAGTTGGAGAAAAGGGGCCGGAATTAGTTAGGCTACCTGCGGGAAGTAGAGTACATAATAATAGAGATTCTATGAAGATGGGAGATACCAACATCAACATTACTATAAACGCCAAAGATACTTCCGATGCTGAATTAAGAAGAATAGCAGACCAAGTTGGAAGAATGATAACAAATAAAATCAATAGGAGTTCTTCTTCTAGTGGATTCGTGAGGTGATAATTTGACTACAGTATATTTGAAAATACAGAACCATAAAGCCGGTGATGGACTGACTACTAATGTAATACCTCTAAAAGTAAATAGTGTAGGTATAAGTGTTAGTAAATCAATTCCTGCTTTTCCTATTCCTTTGTCCGGTGTTGCTACTGGTGAATCTATAACAGCCGCATTGGATTTAGGTATGGCGACTAAAAATGTTTCATTGCAGGGAATAATAATGGATGAAACTATTACTAAAATTATCAATAAAACATCTACTCTTAGAAAATTTACAGCACACGAAATAGCACAAATGATTGCATCCGGCGTTGACTCTACAGGGTTTGCTAAGAATCAAGCGGTAAACGAACTTGTAGTTTTGATACCATCTTTTGTTGCTAGTGATTATAATTATAGAGGAACTTGCAGTATAAGTGACCATAAGAATAAGACGGACTGTGAAGCCGGAGGAGGAACATGGACACAAACTGTTTTCGATAATAGCACTAGAGATGTAGGGCAAAATGTTCCATTTAATTTTGCATCAAGAGGCGACAATAATGATTTAGACAATATAGGAGTTCCTGCTAAAATATCTTCTTTCCCCGACTTTGAAACTGATACGGGGATGACAGGATTCATTAGAACTTTTGGGTGCGACATTAGCGGAGAAGCCTTTGAATTGTCATTTAATTTAGATTTTGAAACAGCAATCATAGTTCCATAGGTGATAATATGTATGATGTGCTTATTGGAAAACAGCGAGGGTTAATATTCCCCGTTATGTGCAATGGTCATGTTAGAATAGATTATACTGATAATACTAACTCATCTGTTGATGATATAAATTATGGACTATTTTCTCATGCAGGAAGTTTTACCTTTGAAGCAATAGTTACGCCTTACGATATAAACGGGGCAGGGCAATGGTCTACATCGGCTAATTCAATAGGGATAGAAACAACAACAGAAACACAAAAAGTAATGCCTTCCGTAACTAAAACTCAAAGCGGTGTTAGTGGTAATGATGATTTTAAAAGTGAACGCTATCTTAATGTTACAAAGAGATTGACTCATGAAATGATGCTTTTTTCTAACTCTAAATTTTCTATATCTTTAGTAAACTCTACTACACATAATCAAAACCAACCCGCAGAATATAAAATAAAAGTGGTGTTAGATTCACAAGCAACTATAACAGATTTGCCTGTAATAAAGTCTACTTCCGGTTTTGGTTGGTCTTACCCCACAACTCCTGCAAACCCTTCTTTAACTCCTCTAGTCATTGATGGGTTTGACGCTGATGGAAGAATAACGCACTCTTTTGCAGGAACTACAGATGCTTCTAGTAGTGGAGTTACAATAAACATAGATGATACTACTAAGTTTCACATTAATCAAGAAGTGTTCTTGAAAGATGGTTTCAACTATACCTCTTTAGGAACTATTGCTTCGATAAACACAGGAGTTAGTTTTGATTTAGCAAACGCACCTGCTAACACAATATCTACATCAACTAAGATATATGTTCACTCTTACAAAGACGCTTGTTACATAAACAACCAATTTCACATAGCCTGTTCATATAATGATATATCTAAAGAAGTTAGATTGTTTTTAAATGGTATTTTAGTAAAAATAAATACTCTAACTATTAATGATTTTATTATGCCAAAGGAAGATTCGTTTATCGGCAATCACCATAATCCTAGTTTTTCTACTGGCAAATTTAGTGCTACTCATAACAAACAATTTATGGGAGAAATGCATGAAATGTCTATGGTAAATACAGTTAAGAAAAAGTTTCTAATAAATAACTTACTTCCTAATTTAAACGACACATTGTTCTACTTTAGATTTGAGGAGGTAGATGAATGACATCAACAATAGTGGCCTTTACTCCGTCTAAAGACACATTAACCTTCGATAGAGCAAGCACGACTAATGGTAGTGCTAATTTAACAGTGAATACTAATAGTCTTTTTATTGGAATGGTAGTTACAGGTAGTGGAATACCGAATGGAACTGTAATAATTGGTTTGTCTCCTCTCCAATCAATAGCAGTTCTTAGCAAGTCGGCTACTAATTCTACAACTGCCGATAGAACTTTTACCAAATCAGCATTTGAAGTTCCCCCTCATCCTTTACTGTGTGCAAGCACATTATCCCCTACAAGTAGTGGTTCAGTTGTAGATAATTTTGGTGCTGTTATAATAGAAGAGGGTTCGGGGAGCGTTGTATTGACTCCCATAGGCAGGTCGCAAATTGCTAACTGTAATGCTACTATGGGTAGTGCAAAGGTCACTTTATCTAGTGGAAATACTAACTCATTGTATGTCGGTCAAAGTGTAACCGGAGTAGGTTTTACGGGCATGACTGCTACAATCAAAAACATACCATCAAGCACTACATTTAATTTAACGGAAAAGGCGAGTGCTACTGCTACCAATACAACATACACTTTAGGGCTAGAACATCAAAATTTACAAAACACAAGAGGCACTTCTATAAAATGCTTTGACGATTTAACTCAAACAGGAATAAACATTAACAGCGTTAATATAAATACACACTATTTATTTGCTATGATTAATTCTAATGATAGTGCTAAACATCACTTTGTTAGAGTTAAAGAAATATTAAACGATGATGTAAATGGAGACTCTTTTGAGTTTGAGCCAAAACTAGGGGATGAAGTAGGTAAGGGAGTTAAATTCAAATTATACTCTACTCCTATTCCTACTGATAAAACTATAGTGGCTGTTGGCCTTGGAATAAAAAATAACATAGGTCATAATGCGGGTCTATCAAGACCACTGTTTTATTTCTTTGATGAAAACACAGATAAGAAAAATCAACTTGACCACAACAAAAAGTATAATATTTTATATTCGGAATTAGATTTCTTTTCGGCAGGAACAGATACTCTAACAACAACTAGTTTCTTTACTACTATGCAGGACTTTGGTTTTGAGGTTATTGATTATAGTAGGTTCTCCTTAAGGACTAGGTTAGTAGATAGGCTAAGGGAACTAGATAGTCCTGTCGTTATGAATACAGTTAATAGCAATGAAGGTGGTGTTCCTTTACCCGATTATACACCATTCGATAGAGATAGTTGTTTCTGCCATGCTAGAAGAGATGACGACGATGAAGTAACAGGCCTAGCAAGTCAAAACTATACTGGCCCTATTAGATATTTGTCTTATGGTCTTTCTAAAGACAAAGCAAATTTAAGTTACAATGTAATTGACCAACAATTGTATGAATCTATTGGCGCAAAGGGTAGTTTAGCAGAAGTAAAAATAGCAGACCCTTACAGAATAGTGACTACTAAAATGAAAGATAACGAGCCTCTTAGAATTAGACAACAACTGTTTACAGGTGACTTTAATGAATTTAAATCATTTGGAGCAACCATTTTTTCATTCGTTGGAGGTTCTGTATATAACATAACAACAAGCCACGACTTAAACAGTTATTTGAATGAAGGGGATGAAGTTAAAGTTGGTAATAGAATAATGGTAGTTTCGGGATTAGGTGCTTTTAGTAATGCCGCACAAACTATTTCATTTACAACTTACCATAGATTAGAAACCGAATCTGAATTTACCGTAGGTAGTTTACCAACATTAGCAAATGAAAGTTTATTAGAAAGAAGGGCTTATAACAAAAAGGATAAAACTTTACTAACAGATTTTCCATTAATAGATAATAGGCAAGCAGACTTATATGTAAAATTCTTATCAAAAGAATTCTCATTTTTATATGCTAAAGTTACTTCTATTGATGCCGTCAAAAAATTAATTACTCTAAGTTTTTCAAATAAGGCATATTATGATTCGGATGGTAACACTAGCAACGAACATGAATATCATGCTCAAGGAAACATGCTAGATTACATGAATGGTCAATATGCTATTCTAGTAGAAAAAATAGACGGAACTGTTGAAAGAATAGATAACTACAAAGAAAATGGATTAACACAAGTTAAGTTAGCAGGTAGAAGTAAAATAAGGCAACTAATATCTCCTATTATAAACAAGAATACTTTATTTTCTCAAGATGTAATTTATTCAACTCAAAGTCCGTATAATAAATTATCTAGCGTTGGAGTAAACTTTACTTGTGAATTTGATAGTAAAACATTAACTGCTTCGGGTAGTATAACTTTGACAGCAGGAGACAAGGTTCATTTGAAACATGCTTCGGGTATGATGGGATATATAGGAGAAATAGCAACAACAGCGACGGGAACTAGTTTTACATTAGTGGATAAAGCAAGGGCGCAGGGAACTACACTTGTAGGATTCAAAGAATCTAATAAAGGATTTATGTTAAATAAAGCATTAGCAACTAATACTCTAGTAGATTCTACTACTAGTCTAAGCGGTGCTTCGGATAAAGGACTGTTCTTTGATTCGGGAGTAAAAATAACTTCTTCCGGTGACGAAGGAGACATTTTAATCAGCAGTAGCGCAAGCGACAATGAAGGAGCAGTAGGGTATTTCTTAAGTGACATTGCTAACATGAAAAGCGATTCTCACTTCCAAACTATACTAGAAGATGAAAATGGAAATAGCGAAACCTTTGATACTGTAAACACTCTTATTGATTTTGAGATAGTAAATACTAGGTCTGCCGGTGAGAATAAAGGAACTATTGTAACCATTGCTCCATATAATCCACTAACATTGGGTAGGGTTGATATTAACCACGCTAACACCCAAGATACTGATTTTACTTTAGTTGGTAAACTAACACATAATATGAGTCTTGCTAGAAGATTTATAGAAGTTGATTCGGATTCTGCCCTGTCTTCTGTTAATAATATTAGAGGAGAAAGAAACTTACATCTAAAACCTTTATTTGTAAACGGTAAGTTTTTGGCAAATATATTACAAGTTGAAAAGGATATAAACATTACATTGAATGCTACAACATTAGGCGTTGATGCGACATTAACGGTAGATACCAGTAAACTATCAGTAGGAATGGTAATAGATGATACTACACATTCTAACATCCCTTCATCCACTACTATAACCTCCGTAGGTAGTATTAGTATTGAAATGAGCAATAATGCTACAGGTGCTAGTGCAAACCCTACTGAATTTTCATTGGCTAGCAATCAATGTAGAATAATGCTAGACCGAGAGGTTGGTGTTCATACTTTCGTAAGAGCATCAATAGTTGCAGGTTCTCCTGTAATAAAAAATGTAGATACTGAAAAGTTATTTATTGGCATGCAAGTGATAGGCACAGGTTTAGCAGTTGGAACTACTTATTTGATTGAAAGCATGAACAAAGAAGAAAGAACGGTTACTTTAGATAACAATGCAGAAACTACTGTTAATGTAACAACAGCCTTTACTGCTTTCTTTGTCAGTGGGATGTCAATAGATAGATTAGAAGGACATCACAATCAAGACAATGTAAGGGAAACTACGAAGTTCACACACGAATTAAATTTATTGAATGGGGGTCACTTACACGGAGGAAAAAACATTGCATTGTTACATCCGCAAGTTAATCAAACTAATGTAAATAACATAACAAGCATATTAGATTTCAAGTTAGAAGCAGAACATCCTATGTTGTTTAATAGCGGAAATAGGGTTCACAGTTTAATAACAAGTGCTAGAGTTGATAGGTTAGGGAGTTATCAATCTCAATTTGGTTCTTCTAACTATAGGTTGCTTAATTTAGAAAAGGGCAACTACAACAAGAGTAAGCATTTAATATTTGACTCGGATGACACTAGAATGTATGAAAACGAAACTAGCAAAATAAAATATTATGCTAGTGCGTATAGATATAACGCAGGACAATATGTTGATGGCATTCGCCAAAACAATATAATAGGAACAGATATAAGTCAAAGGAATTACATTGGTGAAGGTAATATAAGAACTGTCAGTGGTAATTCTGTAGTTAGGATAGATGTCGAAAAATATATGGGGGGAAGCGTAAACTCCTTTTTCCATAATGTATTTAGGGTTGGTCAAAAAGTAGTTAGTCCTGATATTCCTAGTGACACTTTCGTTGGTGCAATTGTAGGATTTGGTGAAGCGGGTGACTTGCTATTACAAATGAGACTTGTAGATTTGGATGGTAACGCTGTAAATGCAACATCCACTACTAATACTTCAGTAGCGACATTCTTCAAGTTTGACAACAAAAGAATATTAGAATCAAGGGGATTTTTACCTAGTATCGGCGATAGATTCTTCGAGCCAACAACACTAGAACAATGCACTGGCAATCCACATGGTTTAGAATTTTTTAGAAGGGGAGGGAAACCTCTTACCTTTTTCACGCCCTTTGTTCACGATAAACTAACATTATACGAAAAGGCAGACTATCCTAACTTAAGAGGTTCCGCTAATAATAAAACTAGACACATAAATTCTCATCAGTATAGAGATAAATTTGAACAAATAGACCCTAAAGTTACTAGAATGTTTTTATTCAGTAATAGTGATTTATTACCTTATTCTTCTACAAGAAAAGATAGTTTGTTAAACATAAATAAAACTAGAGATATAACAAAGTATTCATTATTAACATTAGAAGAATTAAGCCTTAGCGCACGCTCAGATTTGAAAGAAGCCTCTAGGGGAATAACAAATACAATAACTGCCGTTGATGACTCTTACAGACATCATAATATTCTTTCTGCCTTTGATGGAAAACAAATAAATAAACTAAGAAAATTCAGCGTTATGAGATTAACCGAATTAGTTGTGGATGTATTCTATAATCAATTCGACCCCGAAAACATACCGGAAAATACTAACAACATAGGGACTATAACCAACTATCCTAGACACTACATTTTAGGCATTAGTGATGGAAACCCCTCATATAACCCTATTGGTATAGGTTCTATTAGTGGTAAAGTCATCAATACTGTTGATGATACAGGTAGTGCGGCAACTGCCGATATACAAGCCGAACAAATCTTAGTAGATAGGGCAGGTAGATTTATTGGTGTGGTGGCTAGTGTAGGAACTAACACCATAACATTAGTAGACAAACCAAATAGAACAGTTTTAGACAGTTCTAACAATGCAGGTTTCAATAAACCTACAGTTAATCAGCAGAATGGAAGTTCACCTAATATTAATTACATGCGGCTATTTTACATAAGCAATTCATACACAATGCCGGCTGTAGTAGAGACTGTCTCCTGCAATACAGTAAATGGAAGCCAAACTGTAACTGTGGTTAATGCAAGTGACATGGATAAGATATTTGTTGGTATGACAGTTACGGGAAGCGGGATAGGTAGTTTAAGTCAATATGTAGATTCTATCAACTTCTCTAACAACACCTTTACACTACGCTTGGATGCTACATCAACGGGAACCACAACCTTAACTTTTACAAATAAAGGTGGAACTGCAACTATTTCGGGCTATAACACCGACAATGATTTTATTCAAGGTAATGGTAATATTAACCCAATGCAATATGTTACTATGCGAGGATTAGCGAGTGATGGAACAGGCTACCCTAGCAATTATGTTTCTACAACTGCGAATAGAGGAAATAACGATAGTGGCTACGGTGGAAACAGTGCTAGTTTTTGTGACACTACTTTTTCGGATATTTTTGGCGTAAATGCTATGGGAGGAGAAGTAGCAGGGAATGGGCAAGATAATAGTATTGTTTTACCAATTGTTTTATCTAGCCAAAATTCGTCTTTTTACTCTTGGATAGCAAACCAAACAAGAGATACTAATAATAGTAATTTCTATATTGAATCTCGATATGGTAACACTTTCCCACAAATGATGGAGATAGCAGTTACACCGGATTTAAGACAAGGTACACAAAACTTTCATGGAGCATCGTCACACAGTGCGCTTAATGGCACAGACGAAAATAACAAAAACGCAACAAGAAATTATCAAGGCTCGATTCCTATATTTTTAGATAGATGGGGAATAACAGGCGGTAGTGGTGCTAGGGTAGATACTGGTATGGCCGCTACTAAGGTGGGAAGTTTTAGAAGCATAGACATAGAGGGAACCAATAGACAAGAAGTGAGATTTGGAATTAGCACAGCAACTACTACTAAAACCACAACAGGAACTATTTCTCAATCAGCGATAGGTTTCGCTACTAAAGTGATAGGAACCGACCTCTTTAATGCAAACACAAATAGAACCTATCAAGATGATGCCGATGGAGTGTTTGGTGGTTTTAAGCCAACTTTAAGAATTGATGTGGGCTATACTGCATCTTGTGTTTTTAATACGGCAACTAATACAGGTGCTAGATTTGAAGACACAAATGATGAATTAGCGGCAGATGAAGAATATATTACCTTTGCAAATAGGTCAATATATCTTTATGTAGATAGTGAGAAAGTTCCATTTTTTACTAGAACACAAGAAAGAACTGCCGGTGTTAGCCCTCCACTAATTCATATGTCCAACAACGCTACAAGTGCGGGAACAGATGTAGATGTTATATTTAGCAGAAATAGAGTAGGAACTAAAAAAGCAACTAATGGCACAGATGTTACTGTTCTAGCATTTACTGATTTTAATATAACCTCACAAAAAGACAGTTTCGCAAATGGAGATGGAGAAGTTAGAACAGATAATCCTTTATTCTTAAGCCATGTAGATTTGACTGGTTGTTATTTAGTTTCCGAAGGAGTGAAAATAGACGATACTGACGATGATGGAAACCCAATAGTTAGAGACTTAGGCGTTAATATCGGTAGTAATGTTGCGGAAGATGGCTCAAGAACTATGAATGGTTTTAGCAATAATAGAGCCTCAATGGATTTAGGAACGCCCAACCATATATTATATGTTATATCACACGAAGTAGACACAACTAGAAAAGACAGAACTCATATTTTGACGGTTAGTGGAAATTTCCCTTCGCCTGTAGCGGCTTCTGTAACCACAGGTAGGCTTAAGACTTTTAGAATAATGCAACCTAACCATACTTGCTTTCATAATTTTAGCCCAAAGAAAATTAGATTGAATCAGTTGTCTTCAAGTTACACTAAGAAACCTAAAGAAAATACTACTTACACTACAATAAACAACTTCGTATTTGCAGATAGATTGGGTAGTAGAAGCGACGAAGGGAACAATGAGGCAGTTCTTTCGATGTATGTTGTTGTAGATACTGACGGACAAACAGATGAAAGCGATATTGTTATTAGAAACCCTGCAAGTATGAGAAATAATATAATGACAGAAGGTAAATTAAAAATGAATTTTAGTGATGGGGATAACAATAATTTTACTACCGTTGAATTTAGTGATGCAGGAAATGATATAGGCTTTGAAATGACTCTTGAACAACAAAAAGAACTCTTAGGTGTAGTTTCTGTCTCCGAGACTATGGATGTTTTAGTTGGAACTAATAATAGTATAGATGCTAAGAGGGCTATGATAGGTTCTAGTGTCACAATTGCATCCGATAGTGATAGTCTAATTAATGAATTATTAGAAGAAAATAATGTAGACTTTACACAAACAACTACTAGTTATCCATTTATTGTGGCTCCTAATTTTAGGGGTGTAGATTTATTTTCAGCAATAAAATTCTTAATGACTAAAAAGGATAAAACATTAATAGAAGAGGGAGGTTCTTTTAAGATAAAGGATAAAATTGAACAAGATTTATCTTCAAGAGTTTTCTTTAACACTTTAGATAATAAAACAGAAATATTCTCTTACAGTAGAGAAAAGAGTGAATTTGATTTATTTAATGAAATAGAAGTATTTGGTAAGTTCCACAAAGGAGTTAGAAAGGAACTTAGAAGTATCAAGAAGAGAGGTAAGAAGACTCTACAAATATTTGAGAATGCACTCACTACTCAAGTAGATGTAGACAAAAGGGCATTACAGTTGTTAAAATTGCACAATGATGAAAGTTTCGGCCTTCAATTAAATGTTGGATATAAGGGAATATCTCAACTAAGAGTTGGTGATTTGGTTACTGTTGAAATACCACAAGAGGGTATTAGGAGAGGCGAGTTTATTGTATTAGAAATACAACATAATCTAACAGGAACTATGGACTTAGAACTAGGTAGTTACACCAAAGGACTAGAAGATAGATTTGCAGAATTAGCAGTAGCGAATAATGCTATAAATAATAAAATTAGAGAAAATGAATTTGATGATGTTGCACAGAAGTTCGATATAGCGAAGACGGCTAAGATAAAGCCGATAAAATTCTTAGTGAGAAAATCTACAGTTCCGGCTGGTTCTTTTGCACTTAATACTAGCACACAAACACTAAATACGAACACCGCCGCATTAAACATAGGAGTAACAACTACTACTACATTAGTGGAGGAAGAGTTTTGATAACTGAAAAATTACAGAATTTGATTGCAGGTCACATTGCGAGCAGTTTAATTGATAGTGCTAAAGTTGGTTTAGGGGGCAATACTACATTCCCAACACAAGGGGATTTAGATGTTCCTTTGACTAGTGTTAGCGTAACAAGTACGGCGACTAATGATGCCAACTCAAATGTTGTTCAAATAAAGGCTACAGTAAACTGTAATCAAGCAGGGATGACAGGTCAAGTTCTTAGAGAGGTTGGATTTTATGATTCTACTGATTTAGTCATTAGACAAAATTTTGATGGAATCGGGCCATTTTCTTCAAATGACACTTTAGAATTTTTTATATTATTAGAGGTAGAGTAATATGCCGACAGAAGCAAACCCACATCATTATTCTAATCACACTAAAGACGATACTGCTATTTCTCAAATAGAGGATGCCGTAGATTTTCCGCATACTGGATTGATAAAAGCATTAAGTTTGGGCATAAGAGGAAACTTTGCGATAAAAGACTCAATAACAGGTTTCGACATAACCCAAAGTTCTTCATCTAGTAGTGCTGTTGTGGTAGAGGCAGGTAAAATATTTAGGGATGGTCTTTTAACACCCTCTACTGCACAAACTACCTTTGCTCAAAGTGACTTTAATAATACTGCAAACGCACACCATTTGTTAGTTGTTGATTTTACCAACACTGTAAGAATCCGTAAGTTTGGAGATGGCGGTATTTATGGTAGTGCCTCTAATGTAGTGAATAAAATACCTCCTTATACAGAAAGAGATACTATTATAGCGATAATTAGTTTTACTACTGATGGATTTAATGATATGAAAGTCCAATATTTAACAACAGGAAAAATAGCGAATAGTCTTAGTATCGGCTACGCTACAGGTTCGTCACCTAACCAAGTCTATGACCAAACAATGTCTATTACCGGAGGTAGTGGGAAGACAACGCTCTTATCCGAAGAAAATCAAGTGGTGCTAAAACTTAATGGCACTGGTTCTTCTAACGCTTTTCAAGTTACAGATAGCGCAGACCAACTACAATTTGCTGTAAAGGGAGACGGAACATTAGAAACAGACCTTACTGCTAGTAGAGCATTGACTACAGATGCTAGTAAAAATATTACAGCGAGTTCGGTGACTTCTACTGAATTAGCATTGTTAAGTGGTGCGGCTTTTGGTATCGGTACTAATAATATATTGAGGGCTAATGCTAACTTAGCGGATAATGATTTCTTAAGAGTAGATGGAACACAAATAGAAGGTAGAACTGCGGCTCAAACATTATCAGATATTGGGGCTATTGATGCGGCGGGTGCTATTAGTGCTGTTGAAGGAGAAGCGACTCTTGCTTTAGCGGGTAGTGTTACTGTTGCGGCGGGTCAAACCTTTACAACTCCTAGATTACCAACTGTTTCTGTAAGTGCTAGCACTACTTTATCAGAAGCAACTCACGCAGGAAGATATTTAATTTGTGCGGGAAATGTAACTTTACCTCCTACTTCTGCCGCAGGAGTACATTTTACTATTTTAAATACAACAGGTGGTAATATTACTGTTGGAAGAAATGGTAATAATATTAATAATGCGGCTTCCGATATTACAGTTGCTACTTATAATGGCGTGACTTGTATTGGCGTTGGCACTAATAAATGGATTGCGTTAGGAGTTTGATTACTTTGTATAACGCTATTGCGGGTTCTTGTGCTGAAGATAAGGCTAATGCCGGTGGTGGTGGCGGCGGTGGTGGCGGCGGTGGTGGCGGTTCGGGCATACAGGCTCCTAGCCAAATACATACTGCTATTTCTAATGGAGGGGTAGTTGGATTTACAGTTCATGCAATAGGAATGAATTTTAATGAACTGTTCCAAAACAATATAGCCCCACAAATAATAACGCCCTTTAACGGTAATCAAACTACTAATGCAAGTATGGCTCTTACTGATATAACAAACCCTTTAATTAATAATGGACAATTTAGTATAAAACTAACACACACTATGCCCGCTTCTGCTTTTAATAGTTTAATTGGAACAGGCTTTACAGGTTCGGGTGGTTCAGCAACACATATTGACGAAACTTTCTTTTTATTCGGGTGGTATTTAGAATCTCCTAACGGAACACCGTCTATTTCAATAGATATAACGGGAGCGTCGGGGGCTTTTACAGGTATGGGTTTCGTCGCTAAAACTACCCGTTCCGAAATAGGGCAGATTTATCCTCTTATAGATTCAACAAGTTTTACTAATGCGGCTGAAAAATTTAATTTTTTAGCGGGGGCTGTTTCTAGTAACTCTCATCTTGGTTCAAATGGTGTTGTAACTTTTGGAAATACATCACAGTTTATCAATGGTGATACTCATTGTATTGTTTCATTAAGAAACTTTGCAGGTAGAAGTGGGGGAAACCCTACTGCTACTGCCGGACAAAATATGAATATTGTATTTAGAATAATTGGTAATATTAGCGGTGTTCAAGAAAGAACTCATTTTCATTATGAGTTAATATTAAGTTAGGTGATTAAATGTTAGGAATAAATATACCCGAAGATGAAACAACTAACTGGAAGTTAGAAATGGATAACGGAGAACTTTCATTAATTAAAAAAAACATAGGTTCTATTATGAAGGATTCTTTTTTAGAACATTATACTCATAAATGGCTTTGGGAGAATGCAACAGGAGATATATTAGTAGCGGGCTTAGGCATAGGTTTTCTAAATAGAGAATTAATTGATAATCATACTTTTAATTCTGTTACTATTATAGAAAACTCGCAAGAAGTAATAGATATGGTTTGGCCTTATTGTGCGAAAGATAGTAGATTTACTTTAATTAAAGAAGACATAGAAACTTGGAATGTACCTGCTAACTCGCATTGGGACATTGGTTGGTTTGATTCTTGGATAGGAGATAACCCACTATCATATGATGGCTATAAAGCGGCCATGATGCACAAGTATGGAAGTTACTGCGACAACATAGGATTTTGGTATGACATTGATTGAGTATTTGGCGTACTTCTTGCTTAGTTTCGCTATTGGTTATTTAACCGTTAGTGCATTATTCGTTGAAGATAAGCCATTAGGCTTTATTATTTTAAATTCAAACGACGAATAACTTTCGCCTATCCAGAAAGTTTTCGAGGTTTTTTAGAAAACTTTTCAAAAAAAAATAAAAAAAAATTTTTAGAAGGAGAGTAGCCTAAACTACTCTCCCTCTATTTTTGTGCTTTTCGACCAAATACCATTACATGAACGGCATTCCCATAACTTAACTTGTTCACTAGAACCTACATAGAATCCTAAGATTCTCTTCGCTAATGTCTTGTCCTTACAATAAGGACATTTCTGTTTCAAACTCATTTCTTATCTTCCGTTTGACCCATCAATCTTTTAATATAATCATCCACACTTTGTTCTGTTATATTAGTACCGCCAAAAGCGGCAAAAAACAATAGTGTTAGAATGACCATAAAGATAAACAGACCAAACCATTCTGCTGTACTCATTACCAATTCACCTCCAAATCTACAAATTCTTCTTTCTCTATCGAGAAGGCTTTCACAATCCCGTGTTCCTTTCCATACTGCCAAAGGTCATAAACTAACTGGGTATCTTTCATACAATACTCAACTACTTCATCATATTGACCCATCTTCCATAACTTCGGTGCATCTGCACTATCCATAAGTTTAGAGTCATCCATAGTACACTTTACAAGATTCTTAAGTTGGAATCTTTCTCCGTGTTCTTTTAGCAATATCTTACTAGTGTCAATATAATTCTTATCGCCTATGTACTTATGAATACAATATATATCCATAGAGTCTCTAAGTATGGGAAGGTCAAAGACCGCTATGTTGTGGCCTAAAACCTTCCCACCCTTAGATAGATGGTCATCTAAATCATACTTCAGTTCACCTAGACTTTTAACAACATGACCGGATTTAGCAAATGAATCTACAGGCTCGTCAACATAGACCGTTCCTGTATTACCATCCCAAGTAGCCACTGTTGAAACTTGAAACATATGGGTATTCCCAAAGCCACCTATTTCATGCGACATATTCTTTGTTTCAATGTCTAGTGCTAATACTGACATGCTTAATCACTAGACCATAACTTACTTATCTTTTCTGCATTTTCATCCACTGTTGGTTCATCTGCTCCGATTCTTCTCTTTAGAAAAGCGACAATGTTTGCACCTGCTATACTTAGCATGGAACAACATTCCCAACCTTCATCACCATAAGTATCTAATGTTTCAATTATTACTTTTGGCCCCTTCGTTACATCAAAAACAACATATGTATTTTCGTACTTCATTTCTTTTCCTCCTTCAATTTCAAATAGACTGAACGCCCTACCTTATTCTCCTCGAACATATTTTTAGTTTTATACTTTCCGAATAATCTGTGAATGGTTGCTCTAGCCATAGACTTCTGTAATTCTTTGATTACTTCTTTCTTGCTAAAGAACCCTTCATTGTCTTTCTTAAAGGCTTTAATCGTCTCTAAAAACATCTGCTCATTAGGTGATTGAGTTTGTGTTCCAGTCCTCCTACTAACCTTTAGGCTTCGTTCTAACCATAATACCAATGTGTTATAACATTGTCGCACTATGTTTCCGGCCTGTCTAACATTTCTACCGCTAACAATAAATCTCTTCTGTTTACTGGTAACAAACTTTGCTTCTGCAATAGAACAAAGAACTGCCATTTTAATTAGAATCTTAAGCATTCTAGTTGTAAAGTTTGAAGCAATCTTTCTAACAGCAGGGGCAGTATCTTGAATAAACTCCTGCATAGTTTCGTATTCTAGCATTAGTGTTTGTGTAAAGTCTTTGGTGAACTTCATAGTCTCCAGTGGGTCTTTCCCAACTTCCTCGAATCGTTCTTTAACACATTGGTAAATCTCAAAGAACTCATCAGCAAACTCATCAATAGGTTGGTCTATTTCTTCTAGTTCTCCCGCTTTTAGTATTTGCATTCTCCTCATTTTGTCTAGTATGGGTTCGGGAACATCCCAAATAAATAGAATCATTCTTTGTAAGACACCTTTGTTAGCGACAACCTTGACCAACTTCTCCGGTGGATAAGTCATAGCGAGAATAGAACGCTCGCAAAAACATTCCATCATTTCTCCACGCTTTAGTTTCTTACTGATGACCCAAGATTCTCCGGCCAATGTATTCATTAGAGTATTTAGATAGACAATTGCTTGTTCTTTGTTTTGACTTTGCTTGAAGATACCGGAGTATTCAAACTCATCCCAATGTGCTATGCCACTACCTTCTAATAAACCGGCTTCTCTAACCCAAGTTAGTTCTCTTTTAGTCTTTTGATAGGCATCCTCATAGCCTTCTTCACCATAGCGAACTTCTCTTCCGTTTTCATCTTGTTTGATTAAACGATTTGCATTATCCTTGACAGGAACATCTGCAAATATCTCCTCAAACCCACCTATTAATGCGGCATCAGTATATTCAGTCGTAGACATAACATCGAACTTCTTAGTTCCATGTTCTTCGTTACCGTCTTCATCAATAGAAATAGGAATATTATAGTCCATAACATGAATATTATTCGTAGGGTCATTTATCTTTTCAAATAGTCTCTTAGATACTGGCCCCACAAAGTTCCATAGTGTAGATTTACCCGAACCGGAGGTTTGTATTTGACAGAAGTGTACTCTACTATCTTCTATGCTTCTACCATTTGGTATCTGCACAAAGTCTTTTACAATCTGTCCCAACAATACAAAGCAACTCAGTGCCGCAGGTATGTCATTCTTAAAAGAAACCTTTACTGCGTCTTCTTGGAAACGCCTTATGAAACTTGGTAGATTGGTATTAAATATTTTAGTATTCTCTTCTACCTTGTTTAGATATTCTTCTTGTTCTTCGCTCATTTCAAATTCTTCGTAATTTTCATTTTCATTCATATTTTCACCTTCCCTTCGGAATGTAAGACATTCAAGATTCGTCGTGCCAAGGTCTTACCTATGCCATCTATTTCTTGAAGTTCTTGTTCTGTTTGTTCGCCTATTTCCATAATTGAACCGTGTCGCTTCATCAGCGCATTAGCCTTGTCTAGTGACAAGCCTTTAATTGTTGTGAGTAAATCTACTCTTAAATCGTCTGTAGATATTCTTTTGAATATCTCCGGCCTTATTGTTTCTCTTTTAATTGGCTTCATTTTACATATGGAAGCAATTATTAAAGCCGCTTCTTTTTCACTAGTTACCCAAAATGCCTTAGCAT